ACGAAGAATGTTCCCGTCCCCCGCTACCGTTGAAGTATTTGAAAGAGAAGATGAATGGACTGAGGAGAGGTCCGCTTTCGCTAGAAAGTTTCTTATCGAGTCTATTATCTCTCAAGGTCAAGATTTTAATAGCTACATCTTTCAGTGGTAGTTGAATATCTAGTTAAAATACCTTATAATATATATGTAAAGAGGAGAGAGGCTGAAAGAGCCGACCTGAAGAGCGTGGTAGCGTTCACAGACTCTGTTAGATGGCCTTCTACCAATACGACCCGACAGATGACGGAGCTCTCCTCTTACAATAAGATTACGGAGGATGTAAATATATGCCCAGAGGTAGGCCTAAAGGGAGCAAAAACAAAAGTACTCTCATGAAGATGAATCTTCTTGCTGAAGCTACGGAGAAGGTTGAAGAGAAAACCATTCCTGTGCAAGAGGAAAAGAAACCTGAAGTTAAGAAGGAGTTTACTCCTAAGTATTCTTATTGTTGTGAAGTCTGTGAGAGGACTTTTCCTGGATCTCCTAATCCGATTGACTTTATGAGGCTTACTGGTAAAGCAGACTACTACAGAGAGTCTCGTAGCAGGAAGTTGTACGTTTGCAATGAGTGTGCTCTTGAGTTGAGCGATGTAATAGACCGTTGGCTGTTGAAGAAGAATCCGAAGTTGAGGAAGTTTCCCTTGAATGGAGACAGTAATGAAGAGAACGTATCTGACCTTTCCTGAAGATGTAAAGTATCTTGCATGGCTTGTGCCTAGTAATCTTTCCCTTGTATATGCAAGGATGACTGACGCCAAGCAGGTGCCTTGTACATTAAAGAACACAGGAGACGGATCCGTAGTACTCTCTGCTGAAGGATATCACGATGCAACCTTTGTTGATAAGCATTTCGAGTTCTTGCTTTACTGCGGCGATATAGTGAAAGTTAGTTGATTCATTTACTTTTTTACATTATAATTAGACTGTAGAAAATAAATGATGGAGGTCCCAGAGATGACGTACGAAATGGTTATTCAGGCACTGGAGAACATTCACCCCGGTTCGTTCTTCCGGATCAGCTACAAGACAGAGCTTCCTCTGAAGGCTGCATTTTCTAAGCAGGGATACAAGATCTATCGTCTGTGCCAGTCCACTGTTCGTACTGGTGTTAACTACAGCAACATTCGTTTCGTCATTGAAGAGAGGTCCCAGCGTCCTGAGTCCTCTTCCTCTCACAAGAGCAACATCGTCCCCATTATCAAGAACAAGGTCTACAAGAATTCCGAAACCGATCAGCTTTACCTGAGGATCTATCCTACTAAGAAGGGTACGAACAAGGTCAGCCAGTATGTCGTTGTCAACCCCGACGGAATGATGACGATGGTGAGTCAGCTTGATTCCGAGAATAAAGAAATGGTTCGCGACTCTTACTTCACTGGCAAGTACAGCCCGATCTCGATGATTAAGTTGGAGAATCTGTATCGGGTTGGTAGCCTGGGGGTTATGGACGAGTAATACTAGAACATAATAATAGGCCAGATTAGAAATAGTCTGGCCCTTGTATTATATATTGAACAAACTTAAGGAGGCATATTACGGAGTTATATGAAGTATAGTGTTTATTGTGCTGGTCCCATCTTCTTTGAAGGAGATTTCTATAGGAGCCAGGTATGGAGAAATAAGTTGGTTGCAGTCTTTGGTGATAAACTTGATATGTATTTCCCCGTATTCAATACTGACATTAATGGTGTTGAAGGTAAGAAAAAGTTTGCAGGATCCAAAGAGATTGCAAAGGCTGACAATGAAAGACTCGATAATACTGACATCTTGATTGCGTGTATTGACGGCGACGTACTTCCTTCTGGTACTTGCACTGAGATCGGTATTTTTAGAGAGAAGATCAAACGTGGGGATAATAAGTGCTTAATCGGTATCTGTACTGATACTAGACAGTGTTATCTTACTCATAGCGAAGCGAAGGACAAGGGCGGAGCTTCTTCTCTTGGCGAGCAGCAGTATTCATATCAGAATCTCTATACAACTGGTTGTATTAAAGAAGTTGGTGTTCTTGTAAGCAATATTGATGAAGTAATTGAAGAAATTCAAAAATGGATTGATAAGCAAGAACATGTTAGAAACATTCCTGGTCAGATGTCACTCGATGATGTTTGTGATGAGTGTAAAATTGGATAAAATGAGGTAAGACATGCTTTACAATGTAAAAGATAAGGTTCCCTTTTTCAAAATGCTAGCATTCGGATTTCAGTTGCTTCTCTCCGTTTTTGTTGCAACTGTTTTGATTTGTCAGATCTGTGGAGTTTCAGTTAGCGGAGGCTTGTTTGGTGCAGGTCTTGCTACAATTGTTTATTTGATTGTTACTAAATTTGAATCTCCTATGTATATTTCAAACAGCGGTGCATTTGTAGCTCCTGTCTTGATTGCCCTTTCTGTTGGTGGATATCCTGCAGTCGCTCTAGGCGGTCTAGTAACTTGTGTTATTTATTGTCTGTTTGGATTTATCTTTAGTAAGGTTTCAGTTGATAGTATCTATAAAGTGTTCCCGAAGACTCTGATTGGTTCAGTTACTATGGTAATTGGCATCACGCTCATGGGATTTATTGCTACTTATGTTCAGATTGACGGAGTAGTTAATATGTGGGGAATGAGCGTAGCTCTTGTAACACTTGTTGCTATCGCACTGTTTGCACATTACTCAAAAGGAATGATGAAAACTATTCCGTTCCTCCTAGGTCTTCTTGTGGGTTATGTTTATGCACTACTGCTTACTGTAAGTGGCGTATATTCTATTGTAGACCTTTCTCTGTTTAGTGGTATATCTATTTTCTCTAGACCTGATTTTGCTTTCCTCCACTGGTCTGCAAAATCATTCAATATTATTTCTATTGTTATTCTCTATGCAGCATATACAGTTAGTGCTATGATGGAAGCACTAAGTGACCATGCTGCCCTTGGTAACATCATTGGTGTTGATCTATATAAGAAGCCAGGACTAAATCGTATCTTCTGTGGAGAAGGTGTTGCTAATCTTGTTGGAGCAGTATTCGGTGGTCTTGGAACTTGTAGCTATGGTGAAGGAGTAGGCTGTGTTGGTGTTAGTAAAGTAGCGGCTGTTAGAGTTACGCTTACTGCTGCCCTTATGATGATCTTCCTTAGTATATTTACTCCTGTCCAAGCATTTATTGCATCTATTCCGAGCTGTGCGTTTGCGGGAGCAGCAATCATTTTGTATGGCTACATTATGAATAGCGGTGTTAAGATGCTACAGCAGGTCGATCTTAACAATCAAAAGAATCTTCTTATCGTATCAATTGTTGTGTCTATTGGTGTTAGTGGTCTGTTTATCGGTGGGGGTAACTTCACTATTTCTGGAACTGCTCTTGCACTTATTGTAGGAGTTGTACTAAATCTTATTCTAAAGGACGGATAAAAATGGGATATAGACAGTATATCTATTCTGTAGATACATGGCTTGTTGATGAGATTAGGAAATGCAAGACGGAACAAGAATTTATTGAAACTATGAAGAAGTTCCGTAATGATTCCGTAGAGTACGATAGTATTGATGAGGAGTATTATTTCCCGCTTTATCATCTGGGTGAAGAACTATACGAGTTTGGTAAGTACTGGGAAAATTCAGACGAGATGTATAAACACGGTGACTCATTATTTACAAGTGACGAGCTAAATGAAAGATATGAAGACTATGGAGCAATTGTACTTGACGAAGAAGGTCTTCTTTGTGCCATCGAATGGTACAGGTCACATGTAGAGAAAATGTATCAAGATCTTCTCTCAGAAACTTCTACAAATGAGTGGGACACTAGACCTCAGTTCGATAGACTGAAAGAACATGTACAAGATTACATCTATTGGTGGAAGAATACCGGACCCGGAAATCTTAATAAAAAGACTGACTGTATTGTTAACTCATGGTTATATGAGCACGGGTATTTTGAACTTGTTCGTATTTACAAAACATTTGATTGGGATAACAACTCTCTAGTATTTCTTGGTTGGTAAGGAGAAGATAACAAATGAGTTTCTATAATATGGCAAATGGGTTCAATCCAGCATGTGTATTCATTATGCCTATGTTGGGTAGGAAGCAAGATGAGTGGCCTCGATTCCGTGATTGTTTTGTTAGTCAAGATGGTAACATAGAGATATACACTCGTGTTGGTGGAGCAAATCGTGGTTGTGGATTTGGAGAAGAGGAGCTTTATAAAGATCCCAATTTCATAACTTCTTATGATGATGATTTTGATAACACTTATGCAACTTATGTGTTCTCTGTTCCAGAAAAATGGAAAGAAGATTTTGACAAGATAGTAGATGGAAAGATTAGAGAAACTTCTCTTGAGTATCAAAACTATTTGAGAGAATTCTTTCCTATGTTGGAAGAGAAAGGAATCTTTGATAAGATCTTTCTTGAAGAGTAAAAAATAAATAACTAGACTATAATAGCTGAGATCTTTATCTCAGCTATTTTTTTTTATTTATAACAGTAGATATCTTAGTAGTTACTAGTTTAATATTGTGCTATATTATTTAGTTAGGGGAATATAAATTTCGTCTACATAATTGTATATAATCATTATAACAAATGATTGAATGAAAATTGTATATAGATATGATACAACATACTTCTAATGTGTTATATTAGTAGGAGGTTAGAAGAAATTGCTTACAATAGATACCTTAGATAAAACAAAACTCCTATTAACTCGTGGAGATGACGGATATGTTGAACTTCCAATCTTTCAAAGAGTTTTAGACAAGTCTGTCCCAGGAAAATATCGCTACGTGAAATATCTTGTTCAGGAAGGAGAAACTGTAAGTGTCCAAGTAAGGAAAGAACCTGTAGTAAATGAAAGTACTTCAGGTGAATCTACACTTGTATTTGTTGGTGACATCAGTATACAAGACGGTGTTCCTGTTTGGCACATTACACATACTCAATCAGAGATTGACTGTGATATTTATTACTGGGATGTTCAGATTGTAATGAGTAACGGAACAGTTAGTACTTATAATTCAGGTCTGCTTCAGATTATGCCAGAGGTAACAGTGTGAATCCAGAATTAGTTGGAGAATTAAATATCGTCGCTCAATTAACTGGAGGAGAATTAAATACTATCTCACAGTTTGAGGGCGGTGTATTAACACTTCCAGAAATATTCAATGATGTTGGAATTCAATCCATTGTCTTCAATGACGACGGAACGATGACCATTATACTAACTGATGGTACTTCTTACACGTCCCCATGTTTAATTGGACCTGGTATTGCACCTGGAGGTACTACTGGACAAGTACTTGCTAAAGCTACAGATAATGACTACGAAACGGAGTGGGTTGATCCTGGTGTACAGGACATACCGATTGCTACAACAGAGACATTGGGCGGAATAATCGTAGGAAGTGATCTGCTCATAACTAATAACGGCGTTTTGTCTGTTGATAAAGCTAATGCGGTTCAAGAAGACAATACAAAACCTATTACAGCAGCAGCGGTATATACCGAAGTAGGTAATATAAACGCTCTGTTAGCAACAATATAAAGGAAATGAATCTATGAGTACAGCAACTGAAATTAGTAGATTATCTCTTGCAAGAAATACTATTAGGGACAAACTTATTGAATTTGGCCTTGCTGAAAGTACTGACAAGCTAGATGTATTAGCTACTGAAATTGATAATATTGTTTATAGAGGAGCAATTACCGCAACTGTCCAGGAGGGTGACACATATACAATTCCTGCTGGTTACCACAATGGTTCTGGTACGGTACAAGGAGTTGCTGGTGGTGGTAACTATACTTTACAAAGTAAGTCCGTAACCCCAACAAAATCTCAACAGAGTGTTACTCCTGATAATGGATATTATGGATTATCCGCTGTTACGGTAGCTGCAATTCCTGAAGCATATCAGAATGTTTCTGCTGTTACTGCTACCGCTTCTGACGTACTATCACCAAAAGTTATTGTAGATGCTACGGGCGCTACTATAACTGGTACGATGCCGAACAATGGTGCAGTTTCTCAAACACTTACAGCTACTACTACAAGTTATACAGTTCCGGCAGGCTATCACAACGGTTCGGGCACTGTTTCAATTGTGACAGAAACTAAATCAGCTACTCCGAGCACGTCAAGTCAGACTGTAACGCCAACTACAGGAAAATTATTGACACAAGTTACAGTTAATGCTATCCCAAGTGAATTTGGCGACACAACCGGAGACGATGCTGTTGCAGCAAATATTCTTTCTGGTAAGAAAGCACACAGTAACGATGATGGCGATGCAGTTGCTATTACCGGTACTATGCCTAACAATGGTGCTGTTTCTAGGACACTTGATGCAACTACAAACAATCAGTCGTACACAGTACCTGAAGGTTATCATAATGGTAGTGGTACAGTTAATATTGTTCTTGAAACTAAAACAGCTACACCTACTACATCTTCTCAGAATATAACACCGACATCAGGTAAAGTACTGAGTAGAGTAACAGTTAATGCAATTCCTTCAAATTACAAGGACACAACAAATGTTGATGCAACAGCAGCAGATGTTCTTGAAGGAAAGACTATTGTTACTGGTAGTGGTGAAGTAGAAGGCACAATGCCTAACAACGGAGCTGTTTCACAGACATTAACAGTTTCCTCAACTAGTTATACAGTTCCTGAGGGCTATCACAATGGTCTTGGTACCGTTTCTATTGTTACAGAAGCAAAGAGTGCAACTCCTACAAAGAGTAGCCAAACAATTAGCCCTTCAACGGGTAAAGTATTAAGCTCTGTTACTGTTGCGGCTATCCCAGCAGCATATCAGGATGTTACTAATGTTGACGCTACAGCAGGCGATGTACTAGCAGGAAAAGTTATTGTAGCAGCTGACGGTACAGAGATTACTGGTACTATGCCAAATGTTGGTGCGGTATCTAAAACACTTGATGCTACTTCAAATAACCAGTCTTATACAGTTCCAGAAGGCTATCATGATGGTACTGGAGCAGTCAATATTGTTCTTGAGACGAAGAGCACAACACCTACTACTTCTTCTCAAACAATTACACCTACTTCAGGAAAAGTACTTTCTGCAGTAACAGTTAATGCTATTCCTGCAAAATATGGTGACACAACGGGTGACACAGCTACAGCGGCAAACCTGTTAGCAGGAGCTACTGCACATACTATAGTAAATGGAGCAGCTACACAGATTACTGGTACGATGCCGAATAACGGAGCTATTTCAGGAACAATTGACGGACTTACTACTACAAGTTATACAATACCTGCTGGATATACAACAGGTGGATCTGTTAGTCTGACAAATGATATTGAATTAGCACTAGCAGCAATCTAAGAAAGGAGATGTGTCTATGAGCATCTCCTCAGAAATTACAAGAATAAGTGGGAATGTATCTGACGCCTTTGATGCTATTGAGGCAAAAGGTGTGCAAGTCCCTGCGGGTTCTACTAGTGATGACCTAGCAACTCTGATAGCGCTGATTTCAGGCGGCGGTGGTGGAGTTGTCATCACAGAGACTCCGGATTCTCATGGTGGTACTATTGTTGAAATCACAGGAGAAGAAATATGGTTACAGTCAAAGAATGCTACACCCACTACTTCTTCCCAGCTGATTGAACCTGATGAAGGGTATACAGGACTTTCTTCTGTTAGAGTATCTCCTATTCCAAGTGAATATATTATTCCAACAGGAAGCTACAATATAACTAGTAATGGAAGCGGAATTGATATAGCTCAGTATGCTACCGTTAATGTTAGTGTTCCTTCTTCTGGCGGTTCTTTACAAGAGAAAACAGGAATTGCTCCTACAGAGTCAAGTCAAACAATATTTGCAGATCAAGGTTATGATGGACTATTATCGGTTCAGATTGATCCAGTGAGTAGTTCTTATGTTGGATCTGCAATAACTAGAAGAACAAGTTCTGACTTAACAGCTTCAGGAGCAACTGTTTCAGTTCCTGCGGGATATTATTCTTCTGCGACTTCAAAAAGTGTTAGTTCAGGAACTGCAGGAACACCTTCAGCGTCGAAAGGTACAGTTAGTAACCATTCTATTTCTATCACTCCTTCAGTTGTAAATACTGCTGGTTACATATCTGGAGGTACTAAAACAGGAACTGCTGTTACAGTTACAGCAGCAGAATTAGTTTCAGGTACAAAACAGATTACTTCAAATGGTACTAACATAGATGTAACCGATTATGAAAAAGTTACAGTTGCAGTTCCTGGATCAACTGTTAATCTTCAGGATAAGACTGATATTGATCCATCAACATCTTCTCAAACTATAACAGCTGATGAAGGCTATGATGGATTAGGAAGCGTTCAAATAAATGCTATGCCTTCTGGCACAGCAGGAACACCAACTGCAAGTAAAGGAACAGTTTCTAACCACTCTGTATCAGTAACTCCCTCAGTAACAAATATTACAGGTTATATTACGGGAGGAACGAAAACAGGTACTGCAGTTACAGTAGCTGCTTCAGAACTTGTTAGTGGTAGTGAGACAAAAACAGAAAATGGAACATATGATGTAACAAATCTAGCAAGTCTTGTTGTTGCTGTGCCTGCTCCTGTTCATACTTTACAAACAAAGTCAGAAGAATTTACCCCCAGTGAGTCAGAGCAAAGTACAACCATAACTCCTGACACAGGGTATTATGGATTAAGTGAAGTTTCTGTAACAGTAAATCCTATTTCTTCTACATATGTAGGTAGTGGAATTACTAGACGATCTTCAACAGATTTGTCAGCTTCAGGAGCTACCGTAACAGCGCCAGCAGGATATTATTCTTCTGCCGCAACAAAGACTATAACGAGTGGTTCGGCAACACCTGCAGAATCAATTTCTGCAACTGGAGCAACTGTTACAACTGGAACTAACACACTAACATTAACTAAGTCTTCTGTTAGTAACACACCCGTAGTTTCTGCTGGTTATATCTCTTCAGGAACTGCAGGAAATTCTTCAGTGTCATTGACTGCATCTGTTAATATCCGTTCATCTTCAGATTTAACAGCCTCTGGAGCAACGGTAACTGCCCCTGCTGGGTATTATGCAAGTGCAGCAACAAAGAGCGTTAGTTCTATGACACTACCGACGTCTGCCTCCTCTAGTGCTACATCTGGTTACACATCAAAAGCTACTATTAGCAGAAGTACTTCTGATCAATATATAAATATACCTACTGGGTATAATTCTGCAGGAGCGTACTACAAGATTAATGCTGTAGCTAATGGTTCTGCAACAGCTCCTGCAACAATAAGTGGAACATCTGCCTCTGTTTCAACTGGAACAAATACTTTGACACTAACAAAAACGGTTTCTGTCACACCTTCAGTTACAGAAGGTTATATTTCAAGTGGAACAGCAGGAAACAGTTCAGTATCTCTTACAGCTTCTGTTACAACGAAAGCAGCAGCCACAATCACTCCAACAACAACTAATCAAACAATATCTTCTGGAACTTATCTAACGGGTACACAAACGATTGCAGGTGACGCTAATCTAGTTGCAGGAAATATCATTAGTGGAAAATCAATCTTCGGAGTTAGTGGTTCAGTTGTTATTCAACATTACTACACAGGAACTGGGGCACCTTCTTCATCGTTAGGAGAAAACGGTGATATCTATCTTAGAACAAGCTGAGGTACAGTAAATGGCGACAGCAAGATTGGTTCCTTCAACCTATTATTTAAGTAATTCATCGTATCTATCAGTATCAAATGAAGATAATATGTATACAAATACAGATAGCTCTACTTATGGTACTTTTACCCATGGCAGAGCATCTACAAATAGTACATATTATGCTTATTTACGAGGGTTTAATTTTAATTTACCATCTGACGCAGAAGTAACTTCTTTTACTATTAAAATTAAAGCCCGTGCGACTGGTCATACTACTTCAACTTCTTCTTCTTATTATATGTCCCTTTATAATGGTACAAGTGCAATTGGTAGTACAAGTGCTTCTGGTAGATTAACCACAACAACAACCACATTTACTTTTTCTATTCCAAGTTCATTAACTTGGTCTGTATTATCAGGATATGGGTCAAACTTTGGTATTCGTATTCCTTTAAGAAGAGCAAGTTCAAATACTGCTGATGTTGTTTCTGTTTATGGTGCCGAAATAGAGGTTAACTACACTGTTCCTGTTCAGTATAGTGTTACGATTAATAACTCTACTTCTGCTACTGTTATCGCCAGCGATACAGCCCCTTATGAGGGTGATGACGTTGATATTTTCACTGACACATTAAATGGTCTGACGATTACAGATAATGGAGTAGATGTAACGAGCCAGTTTGAGCAGATAACGGGCGGAACCGTTTCGGCGGTTCCGGGCTCTAATTTTACTACAGGGTTCAGTAGTACCAGCGGGAACTTTTACCAGAACTCCAGCACGACAAGTACTGCTTGGTTGGAATATGCAATCGGTCATTCTGCAGAAAGCCCATATTCTACAAGTAATACTAGTAATACATATGTTAAACCTGAAGGTTCTACTGGGTGGATCAACTATGAGTTTGACTTCAGTGAAATTCCCTCAAATGCCACTATTAATAGTGTTAGTGTTGCTGTTTATGGCGGTAGAGAAGACTCTAGCATTGATAGTACACATGTAGCTAGATTTCAATGTTATTCTGGGTCTACTGCAAAAGGAACTTTACAGAACTTCACATCTACTAGTAATGGTAAAGTAACCGTTACCGATGTTGGAACTTGGACAGCAGCTGAGCTCCATGATGCTATTCTACGATTTGAGCTAGGATACTACGGCGGTCGAATGCTTGGTATAACCTGGACAGTAACATATACAGTCAATGATTATGTCTATGTAATCAACGCTATTGCAGCGGATCATACAATCGTAGTTACTAGTGGCGGTGTTGTTCAAACTATATACTTTAAGAATAATGGCTCCTGGGTGGCCGCGAACACTGTATATAAAAAAGTAAATGGGTCTTGGGTATTACAGACCAATTTAGTTAATGTTTTTGATAGCCAGACAAACTACGTTAAGGGGTGATAATGTTTGGCAATTAGTAAAGTTATCTTGAATGGAACCACCCTTATTGATGTAACTCAAAAAACAGTTACTTCAGGAACCATGTTAGACGGAACTACTGCGTTGAAGAATGACGGAACTGATATAACAGGTTCAATTGAAAGTAAATCTTCAACTGATCTAACAGTGAGCGGTGCAACTGTCACAGCACCGGCAGGGTTTTATTCAAGTAATGCAAGCAAATCTGTAGCAAGCGGTAGCGCAACTACTCCTGCAACAACAATCAGTACAACTCCTAGTATATCTGTTTCATCTGCAGGATTAATTACTTCTTCAGTTACGGGAAATAAAAGTGTTACTCCAACTGTTTCAGCAGGATATGTAGATTCAGGAACAGCGGGAACTATCAGCGTAAGCGGAAGTAATACAAGTCAGTTAAGTACACAAGCTGCTAAAACAGTGACTCCAACAAAGTCACAACAAACTGCTGTAGCTTCAGGGAAGTATACAACAGGTGCTGTAACAGTAGCAGCTATTCCCGCTGAATATATAACAACTACAGATGCTACAGCAACTGCAGCACAGATATATTCTGGTGCAACTGCTTATGTTAATGGTTCAAAGATTACAGGAACTGCTGAAGTTTCTGTTGACGGACATAGACTTATTATGCCTTCGGGCCTTATTAGCATTTAACGAGGAATAAGTATGAGTTATTTAGATCAAATTACAGTTGGATCTACTACATATGATCTTCAAGATTCAGGAGCTCAAAGAGTTACTTTAATAGGAGCTTCCGCTCCTACTACGTCTACTGTAGGTGTTGTTGGTCAACACTATATAAATACATCTGCTACAAGTCATCCATATGAATATGTTTGCACTGCTGTTTCTTCAGGAACATACACATGGATACCTGTTGATTCTAGTGACGCACCTGTTACTAGTGTTAATAGTAAAACTGGTGCTGTAGTTCTTGACAAGACGGATATAGGTCTAGGGAATGTAGCTAATGTTGCTCAGTACTCAGCAAGTAATCCTCCACCTTATCCAGTGACATCAGTCAACGGTTCAACGGGTGCAGTAACGGTGAGTGTTCCGTCTGCAGCAACTGCAACTCCTTCAAACTTAGGAACAGCGGCGGTTGGAACAAGTACTAAATATGCTAAAGAAGATCACGTGCATAAGATGCCTACAGCTTCTGATGTAGGAGCGTTGCCTTCTAGCACTTCTATCCCTTCAAAAACAAGTGATTTAACTAATGATAGTGGTTTCATTACTTCATCCTCTCTACCTGTTGCCGCAACTGAAACACCTGAGGATCTAGGTACAGCTACAATAGGCACATCAACAAAGTATGCTAGAGAGGATCATGTACATACTAAGCCAACATATAGTAAGTCAGACGTTGGATTAGGTAATGTAGACAACGTAAAACAGTATTCAGCTTCAAACCCGCCTCCGTATCCCGTTACTAGCGTAAATGGAAATACAGGTGCAGTAACTGTAGTAGAAGACGATAAAACTTGGAATGGTGTTACTTTAAATAAATCTTACGGAGCAAGTAATAGTAACTACTATATTCCAGCTATCGAAAGTGGAAGCGTTTCAGATACAACAGCAAGATTCACTCTTGCTACTACAAGCCCAACTACTAATGCCATACCAAAATATAATGTAGACAGTTATTTAATTTCAACTACTCCTCCTGCTAATGACAATTCAACAAGAGTAGCTACAACAGCTTATGTAGATAGCGCTATTGACGATCTTCCTGAACCTATGGTGTTTAAAGGATCTTTAGGTACAGGAGGAACAGTTAGTACATTACCAGCAGCAGCAACTTCAAATACAGGATTTACATATAAAGTAATTACTGATGGAACGTATGCTTCACAAGATGCAAAAGTTGGTGATACATTTATCAGTGATGGAACTGCTTGGGTATTGATCCCTTCAGGTGATGAACCTAGTGGAACTGTTACAAGTGTTGGAGTAAGTAATGCTACTAATGGCGGATTATCTGTAAGTGGCAGCCCTATTACTAGTAGCGGAACAATCTCTATTGGTCACAGTAATGTATTAAGTAGTGCACAAACTACACAAGCAGTGTATCCGATAAAGATTGATAAGAATGGACATATTAGTGCCTACGGAAGTGCTGTTAGTATTCCAAGCAAGACTAGCGACCTAACTAATGATTCTGGATTTATTACCTCTGCTTCTGTACCAGCAGCAGCAACTGAAACACCCTCTGATTTAGGTACAGCGGCTATTGGTACTTCAACAAAATACGCTAGAGAAGATCACGTTCATACAAAGCCAACATACTCCAAGAGTGATGTAGGCTTAGGAAATGTAGATAATGTAAAACAATACAGTGCTAGTAATCCTCCTCCGTATCCAGTAACAAGTGTAAATGGAAATACAGGAGCTGTAACAGTTGTAGAAGACGACCATAAGTGGGCTGGAGTTACACTTGGAGCATCTGGAGCAAATACAGCTGCAAATGCTTATGTTCCTTCAGTGTCGACAATGGGAAACACTTCGGGAACAGCTTACTGGGCAACTGTTAGTAGTACACCAACGGCATACGTTATAGCAAAGTATGATGGTGATAAGTATCTATATTCTACAACTCCTGCAACAAGTGATAATTCAAGTAAGGTTGCTACAACTTCATTTGTAAAAAGTTCATTACCAACAAAAGTTAGTGATTTAACAAATGATAGCGGATTTCTAACATCTTCTGGTGCTGTCACATCTTTCAACGGAAGTACTGGAGCAGTTACATATACAGCTCCTGTGACCAGTGTTAATGGTGAAACAGGTGCAGTTACAATTACTGATAGTGACGAAAAACTGAAAACAGATAGCTTACCAGATGCAACAGATGAGTATGTGCTACTAGGTCCTGCAAGCACAACAGCAGGAAATAAGTATTATACTACTGGAATGTCTTTCAGATCTCGTTCCGATGAAAAGACAGATCGTCTAACAATAGGTGTATCAGGAAACAGCTCTAGTACTACAAGAAGATCAGGTCAGATTGCCCTTTACAATCAAGATAAATACTGTATAATAAGAAATTCTTCTACTACTAATAGTGGTTACTATATCAATGTTCCTGCATCTGGAGGCACATTAGCACTTTCTTCTGAAATTCCTACTAAAGTTAGTGATTTGACTAATGATTCTGCCTTTGTTGATGCAACAGGAGCTGCCGCCGCGGCACCCGTACAGTCGGTAAATGGTTCAACTGGAGCAGTTACTGTTTCAGTTCCGTCTGCATCGTCAGCAACACCACAAGCGCTTGGAACAGCGGCAGCAGGTACTTCTACTGATTATAGTAGAGCAGACCACGTCCACGCTAAACCGACCTATTCAAAATCAGATGTAGGCTTAGGAAATGTTGACAATGTTCAACAGTATTCCGCTAGTAATCCTCCTCCTTATCCAGTAACTTCAGTGAATGGAAAAACTGGAGCAGTTACCGTAGCAGAAGATGATAAAACATGGGGCGGTATAGAACTGGATGATTCTGTTGCTAATGTAGCCGCAGACTCATACGTTCCATTTCTGTATTCGGATGACACGGCAAAATGGACTACGGCGTCTTCTACCCCAGCTAACTATAAAATCGCTAAATACGCCAATGGTGGATATCTCAAGTCTACAACTCCGTCAGCTAGAGATAATTCTACAAAGGTTGCAACTACAGCATATGTTGATAGTGCTCTTCCTGAAGCAGCAACTGCAACACCTTCTAATCTTGGAACAGCAGCAGTAGGTACATCTAGTAAATATGCAAAAGAAGATCACGTACACAACTATCCTGATGTTGTTCACGTTGGATCTAGTGCCCCTTCAGACAGTAACATTGAATTGTGGCTTGATAATAGTTCAGGTGGCAACTCAGTAGTTTCTTCAGTAGACGGAAAAACTGGTACAGTTACGGTACTTCCGTCTGGTGGAACTACAGGTCAAGTTCTAAAGAAAGTATCCGGTACTAGTTATGATGTTACTTGGGCTAATGAAAGCGGTTCAGTTACTTCTGTTAATGGTCAGACCGGCGATGTTACCGTCCCGACTGTTGCTATTCAGGACACGACTCCGACTGGCGGAGAACTGCTCTGGGTAGACACGGACGAGCCGGGAGTTAATGTTACCATACCGCAGATAGACGACAACAATGTCAGCTCAGACGATACTTGGTCGAGCCAGAAGATACGAGACTTTATCTACCCGGTTGGATCTATCTATATGAGTGTAAACTCAATTTCTCCAGCTACTATCTTTGGCGGCACTTGGGAACAGCTTGAGGACAGGTTTCTTCTTGGTGCAGGCCAGACGTATACCGCAGGAGATACTGGCGGCGCGGCTACACATACGCACACGACTGGTGACCACACGCTGACTATCTACGAAATCCCGAGCCACAACCACAGTATGGCTTTAGCAAATACCGATGCTTCGCTTTCGTCATATGCTCGATTCGGTTACAACGGAGAAGCATTTCGAGGAAATACAGGCAATTCTGGTGGCGGTCAGGCGCACAACCACGGCGATACAGGTTCTTCCAGCAATCTCCCGCCGTACCTCGTTGTGTACATGTGGGAAAGGACGGCTTAACTATATAACTTATGAATAATTAATTACGATCTGTAATATAATAATACAATCAAGGAGCTCAATATAATGATCTATTTTGTATTTGAAATGCAAAAGATGTCGGAACAGCAGTTAGTTATTCCGACTCCACTATCCACTTATTCCGATTGGAATCAGGCACAAAGTGAATTTCACAGACTTTGCTCTTTGGCAGCTATATCTTCTGTAATGAAACACACTGTTGTGATGATGGATGATAATGGATTTATCTGTGATAGCAAAAGTTACGAACACGAGAGTGAATAAATCAATTTTAAGGATGACTTGACGATGGCTCTAACATTAACAAATGACATACTTAAGTTCCGTGAGTCTACATCAGACCCCTGGGAAAAGCTTCTAATACAAGCTAACATGAATTTTAATCTCATCTATCCTGTCGGCTCTATCTATATGTCTACAGTTAATGTAGACCCAGGCACGATATTCGGAGGAACATGGGAGAGGCTGAAAGATAGGTTTTTGCTTGGTGCCGGCGACACTTATACGGCGGGAGATACCGGCGGTGAAGCTACGCATACTCTGACAGAGAACGAAATACCAGCTCATACGCATGGCAGTAAATCGTTGGTTGGTACAATGAACCCTTTGTCATGGGCATCAAGTGCTTCAGAAAGTGGCATTGTCAGTGGTGTGCAACAGCATACAGATAGAGTCGGAAATTCAGGCTCTAACTGGGGTGACAGATTGTACACAATAAATGCCACTCACGAACATGGCAGCGTAGGCGGAAGTCAAGCTCATAACAATATGCCCCCTTACCTCGTCGTCTATATGTGGCGTAGGCTCACTCTTTCCCCAACTATCTATACTCCTCCTACAAATGTTCTCATCGGTGAAGTAGCAAGCGAGGACATCGTGCCAGTTTCTAAAGGTGGAACAGGAGCAAACACGGCGGCAGGAGCGCTTACTAACCTGGGTATAGCTGGATCATTTACATATTCCACAACAGAGACGGAAACAGGGCAGACGTGGATAGACGGCAAAAAGATATACAGAAAAGTCTTCCAAGTAACTACTACTATTGCCGCTGGGGCATACTCAATTGACGTCAGCCTTCCGACAGATCGGATTGGTCAACTAACATCGATGTATGGCATTGGACTAAACGGAAGCAACTATTTCCCTCTTCATTATCCGTATAGCTCGTCAGCACTTGGATATTTTTATTTGTCATCTGGTGGTTATGTTACTGGCAATATGCCGTTCGTGTCCAGTAAAACCATATTCGTTTTCGAATATACAAAGGCTTCGTGAAGAGAATAAATATGGCAGAGGTAACATATGAGTGTTTTAAAGATAAAAAATGGAAATACATGGATTGAAATACCCGCTGGAGGAGCTGGAGTTCCCTCAGGAGGAACAGCTGGTCAGATACTGAAAAAGAGTAACTCAACAGATTATTCTACAGAATGGTATACACTAACAAGTAGCAGTTTACTTGCTCAAGGTATGACAATTCTAAGTTCCAATCAGTATGGGACAACTCTTCCAGCTGCAGGAAATGAAGGAAGAATTTTCTTTCTAAAAGTATAGTGAGGTGAGCTGAATGGCAAACAGCGGTTATTCTCAGGAGTGGTCAAGGCAACACAGCTCCATTGGCACAACGACAATAAGAGTATATTACTCTGCGTCTTATAACGCCGCCAGCAACAGATCCACTATAACAGTAACTCCGCAAATGAAGCACAGCGCAAATGCTGGTTCGTTTAGCTTTTACGGAACTTCTGGCGTTCCCGGTGGTGTTTACGGAAATGGAACAAACCTCTATCCAATGACCAATGGCTATGGCAGTACCGGTCAGCTCACTGGCGGCAGTGGAACGTCGTGGTGTAGTTTGCACGCATCGTCTGGCTCTATCAGCACGTTCACTGTCAACCATAATAGCAGTGGTAATGCTTCGTTCACTCTTGGTATGTATGGCTACGGCTGGTTTGCATACGGTCCTACAACCAATGGCCCAATTGGTTCTAGTGCTGGTAATACAATCACCATCCATGAGAATGCTCCATATACTATTTCGTATAACGCAAACGGAGGAACTGGAGCACCTGCCTCACAAGCCGTTTATGCTGGCGTAAGCTATACGATTTCCAGTGGAGTTCCTACCAGAACTGGCTGTACGTTCCTCGGATGGTCTACCAGTTCTACAGCGTCAACTCCGACTTATGTCGGCGGAAACACAGTAACCCCGAACGGAAATCTTCCGCTGTACGCAGTATGGTCCGCCGACTCTTACACGGTTAGCCTTACGGCAGGAACGAACATCGCGTCCGTCTCTGGTGCAGGGTTGTACAACTACGGATCCTCCGTCACGGTAGATGCCGTCCTCGGGTCTGACCCCGGCTACACCTACGCTTTCGATGGATGGTATGATGAAGACACGAAGGTCTCTTCGAGTTTGTCATATACTTTCACGATGCCTGCGAGTGCGGTATCTCTTACGGCTGTCGGTACGAGATCTATAAACTCTTACACTCTCTCGTTTGATGCAAACGGAGGCGAAGGTGCACCGGAAGCTATCACGAAAACCTATGGCGCTACGTTTACGCTTCCGGCTACTATCCCGACAAGAACAGACTATCGCTTCCTTGGGTGGTCAACTAACAATTCTGCAACAACACCTGATTATCTACCTGAATCAAGTTATACTATTACGGAAAACAGTATTCTATATGCAGTATGGCATGAAGCAAGTGCAGGTTCAGTACATATTGATAATGGAACATCTTTTGATGTATATCTAATATATATAGATAACGGTACAAGTTGGGATCAGTATATTCCTTATATTGATAATGGCACTAGTTGGGATATATATAGTTAACTTCAAAAAATAGTGCTTAATTGTATATATAAAGTATCTAAATTTCAAACTTATATTTTACAATTAAAGGTACGAGAAAGAAATGACATTAGAAGAAATAGTGAAATATAGTGGAGGGGCGATACTATTATTGTTAACATTTGTTGAAATTGTCCCAATAAAGATAAATCCGTGGAGTTGGATAGCAAGTAAGTTGGGAAAAGCTCTAAACAAAGATCTTTTACAAGAGATGAAGGACCTCCAGGAAGCTCATAAGAAAGATCAAGAAGAGAATGACAAAAGACTTCGAGCGGTAGAAAATACTCAATTAGAATTTGAAAAATATTACAAACGCGATGATGCTAAAACTGCTAGAAGGCGTATATTACGCTGCGCAGACGAATTACGAATGGGTATAGAACACTCTCAAGAATTCTTTGATGATATTCTTGACGATGTTTCATGCTACAATAATTACTGCTTAGAAAACCCAGATTTCAAAAATATGAAAGCCATAGTAGCAATTGAATTCATAAAAGATACTTACCAACGTTGTCTAAAAGAAAACAAATTTCTATAATTTACTAGTAAAGGTGGGATAGCAGTTGAATAGAAATACCGTATTAGAAGCTGCAAGATCCTGGTTAGGTAGAAAAGAAGCTGACGGTTCTTTCAAAGTTATTATTGACACATATAATAGTATAGTTCCTCTTCCTTGCGGATATAGAATGACATACTATGACCCGTGGTGCGCAGCATTTGTTTCTGCTGTTGCTCAGAAAGTTGGGGCTACTAATATTATATATCCTGAATGTAGTTGTGACAGAATGATACAACTATATCAGCAACACGGAAGATGGATGGAGAATGACGCTTATACTCCACAACCTGGAGACGTTATTTTCTACGATTGGCAAGACTCAGGGTCAGGTGATAATGTTGGATCTTCTGACCATGTAGGCCTTGTATATTCTGTTGTTGGAACTTCAATGACAATTATTGAAGGAAACTGTAGTGATTCTGTTTGTTTTACAACAAGAACAGTAAATCAAAGATACATAAGAGGTTACGGATTACCTGATTATGAAAACTCTGTAGTTACTGTTCCTTCTACCCCAGCAATAACAGTTCCACAAACTAACATGGCTGTTGGCAGCAAAGTTAAAGTTACAGGAAGTTCTTGGTATACCGGAGCTCTAATACCACAGTGGGTAAAAGATGATACCTGGATTATACTCTGTATAAATGGGGACCGCGTTGTATTAGATAAGAACGTGTCTGGAACAAGAAGTATAATGTCTCCAATAAATATCAAGGACATTGTCCTTGCTGATAGTTCCACTACTACAAATGTTATAAATACAACACCTACCGTTTCTGTTATCACTTCAAGTAATATGACTGAAAAAGAAATGTGGGATTACTTGATGTCTGTGTATAATAACAAATATGGTGTAGCTGGTATAATGGGCAACCTTTATGCAGAAAGCGGACTTATCTCAACAAATCTTGAAAACCAGTATGAGTCAAAGTTAGGTTAT